CACATAGCGAAAGCCGTAAGAAGGCGACTCATTCGGCCACCTCCACTTCCGCCGCCTCTTCCTTGCGGGGGCGACCGGGGCCACGGCGAACAGGCTCGTCGCTGGGGGTGCGGGCCTCTGCCATCTTGAGCTTTGTCAAGAAAGGCTTGAGTTCCTTGATGATCTCGGTGGTCGGGTGGACCGTGAAACAGCCCCACTGGAGCCAGTTGCCAGCGATCTCAGACTCACGCCAGAACGGATCGTCCTTGTGGCGAACGCTCTTCTTCTCAACAAGACCGGAGTTCTCGGAGAAGATCAGGACGGAGATTGTCTCTCTGCCCTTCTGGATCACCCAGCCCAAGCTGGCAGGGTTTGAGTTGGACATGGGGTCATCGTGCCACAACACTAGGTCGCCAATCGACAGTTCTGAAATAATCTGCATGGTTTTGCCTCCACCACGGGGAAAGGTACTGGCAGTAGCGTACTGACCCCCGGAGGGCGGGCAATAGTTACGCTGCGAACTCAGCCTTCAGTTGGTCGAACAATGCTTGTGACTCTGGGGTGATTGTGTCTTTCTTGGCGTTGTTCTCCTCCGGGGTCAGAGGCTGGAGGTTACGCCAGTTGTTGACGGCCAAGAACTCAACCCGGCTGCCACGCAAGTCGGCCTTTGCCAGCGGGTAGATGTGGTCAATCTCCCAGACCGTGCCCATGTTCTCTCGGGTCATTCCGGGTCGAAATAGACTTTCCATGTGAGCCCAAAACTCCGCAACAGTACAGCCCATGTCGCGGACGGCAGAGCCTCTCTTGGCGTTGCCTTTGACGGCATCGTAAAGGCGAGTGCGCAGATTCCCTCGCAGCTTGAAGTCTGGGTCGCTTCTTCTGGCATCGGCAGCCCATTCGCGGTGATAATCACGGCGTTTTTCAGGGTTCTCCATTGCCCACTTTTTGGCAGAACCGCGACAAAGCTGGCGGGACTTCTCCAAGTTCGCAGCCCGCCACTTATAGGAATGCTCTCTGTTTTTAATGCGAGTACGCTCCGGGTCTGAGGACCGACTCTTGCGATTCGCTTCAGCGTAGTAATCCAGATTCGCAGCCCACTCTTCGGGAGTGCATTCAGCCTTCTTTTTATTTGGGTTTCGTGCCACAACCTTCCCCCGCAAAGCCTTTACCGCAGTATCAAATTCTTCTTTGGTCATCTGTAATCCTCCTGCTCCCAGCGTTACCACAACGGCTTCGCTCCGACAACCAGAGGGCCATGTCTGTCTCCGACAGACCGCGTTACGCGATATAGGTATGCGTATAGGAGTTTGCCGCTAGGTACACCACGCTGGCATCCTCGCCCCTCGCCTTGCGCCTGCGGGCTACCCAGTCTTCCCACCATGCCTTCTCTGCCTTGGCTTCAGGCTTGTGGTATTTCAATCCCGCAGCCATCAGGTAGCGAAGGCAGTCCATGAGGTGAGACACAGACCGGGGGTGGGGCTTGTCGAGGACGATTGAGTGACCACCCACAACTGTGGACTGCCGCTTGTACCGCTTGATCTCTCGGATGAAGTTGGGCATGGCCCCTTCAAGGACCCGGAGGTAGGGGGTCCCCTTCGACCGGATGTGCATGGCGTTACGGACGCTCTCAATGCCAGCCATGATGTCATCGCTGCCGTGCATGAATGACGAGCCGGTAGCCTTCGACCGCACCCCAAGTAACTCAAGCTGTTCCGCGTACTGTTGGCCGGGGGACTTGCCGCCGCCGATGTCTGTCAGGCGGGCACCATGCGAGTCGATAATGAAGGCATAGAACTGGGGCTGCCCTGCCAGCTTGGCCGCGAACTTCTCGGCAAACACCACGGCGGAACAGTTGGGGATATAGAGTTCGTCATAGATCAGGACGAAATCCCCGGAGGGCGGGACTGCCGCGAACATCACAGCACAGATCGCATGGCCCGGGTCAATCGCCGCATACCGGCACCAGTCTGCGGGAATCTGACCTTCCGGCAGTTCCCTGCGGGAGAAGCCGTGGATGCCCATGTTGAAATTGCCGTACATCAAAACAGAGTCGAAGGTGAACTCGCCCTCCGCTCTCATCCGCAGGACTTCCTCGCCCTGCGCGGCCCACTGCTCCACTGCCAAGGCACGGGCCTCTTTGGAGATGTGTTCGTTGTCGAGGAACCTCAGGACGAACTTCTTGGGGTTGCTGTGCCCTTCCTCTGCCGCTTTATCCGCCCGTTCGCACAGGCCGAAGAGTGCGTCATTCTTTGAGTGCGGGGTTGCCGACCACACCAGCCTTCCCTTGTAGTCCGCAAGACGAGCCTGCAACTCAGCCAGCCAAGTGCTTTCGGATGACAAGTCCTCGTCAATCCACGCGAGATGGGCCCGGTAGCCCTGAGGAGGATCGCCCTCAGAGCTAAAGAAGTAGATTTGCCAGCCGTTGGTCAGTTCGCAGGACTGAAGATAGCCAGCGGATTTGAGGACCCAACTGAGGTTCTTGATCAGCCTTGGAGGGATCAGGGGCGGGGCGGGCTTGGCGTCCGACTCTCGCTCCTTATCTGCTACCGGGTCATACGCGCGCCACTCTTTAGTATGGGAGTCCTGAATGATCTTAAATGCGCCAGCCTTGAATAAGCCCCTGACGCAGACCATCCCGATGTGCCGCCAGTCGGCCCCCACCACCACCGCAGTGCCGTTCTCTTTCGGGTACTTGCCCTCGACTGGGTGCGTCCCGGTTACAGCCCACGCAAACTCCAGCATGGCAGCCGTAGTCTTGCCGCTCCGATTGCCGCCCAGCACGATCCGCTCGGAAGCCATGTCATCGTGGAAGGGCTTCTGGTTGGCATTGGGACGGTAGAGCCTTACAGACTCAAGCTGGCGGGATGCCAACTCCCTCTGTAGGTCGAGCATCTCCTGTCTGGAGTGCTGCGAGACATTATCAAGAGGGTTCGCCATGCGGAGCCTCCACAAGGCGGCGCATGGACATGGCCTGCTCAAGTTCGTGCGAAGTTAGGTTTACGAGGTTTCCCGGTATCTCCACCTCGCTGGCGACCTGTTCTCCTGCCCCTTGGAGGTACGAGAGGTTTCGCTGGGCATCGGCAGCCAACGCAATCTTCTGGGCAAGCCTCTGCTCCAACTCATCGTCAGTGAGGAGCGACACCGGCTTCTGGACCGCCCCGCTATCCGCCACGTTGTTCGTGAGCCTGACCACAGTCTCCAGAATACTGGTGCGGATACGCCCGCCGGGAGGTGCTGAGTGGTAGGTGTGGGCCAGTTCGTTTGCCAGCCCGTTGACACCACCGAACAACCCGTAGATCGACTCCAGCAACTCGGTGGAGTGCGGAATATTGCTGCCGCCTTTGCGGACAAGCGGGGCCCGCATGAACGCTTCCGCTGCCCGCCGGGAGGTTGTCTCTACCTTCTGCCGGTGCTTGACCAGCTTGTAGCAGGCTTTGCAGATCGGCTGGAGCGTGTGCTGGGTTCCGGGGACCAAGGGCCACCGCCGCCGGTCGAGCGGCTTGACCAGACCACACGCCTCGCAGGCACGGCTACTATCCAGAGGACCGTCCGGGGCAACGTCTGGGATGTCGATCTCTTCCATGCTTCACCGATCAAGCTGGAGGGTAGACACGCTGGGGTCAGGTCGAACGCCAGAAGCCATCTTCTGCATCTTCACCAGAGGGCTCTCTTCCTCAGGTGGCTGGCCATCCTGACGGGCCATCAGGTCGCCAACGCTCTGACCAGTGAGGAAGTTCCCAAGTCCAGCTACCGCATCAGAGGGCAGCCGGGAGTCGAGGAGCTTGCGGATCATGTCGCTCATGGGGCCTCCTTGCGTGAAGGCCCGGGGGGAGTGGCGTGACTCACTCGCCCCCGGGCCCCACACAACACGCACTCAGATCAGTTACCGAAGAAAGCCTTGGCAGTCACACCTTCCGCAGCCGCAGCACCGGCAGCTTCCTGCGCCTTGGCCGCAGCCTTGGCAGCCTTGCGACCAGCCGATGCTTCCTCACGCATAGCCTTGGCAACCTTCTTCGATGCCTTGTGGGCAGCACGACGGCTCATCGGAGCCTTGCCAGCCGGGGAGCCTTCGCCCACCGACACTTCCTCAGTCACGGTCACATCACCGGCACCATCGAC